CATCAGCAAAAGAATTTGGTATTACCAAGAAGTAAACACCCCCGTATAGGGCCCTAGCAGCCCCATACAGACAAGAAACCCCCTTACCCTAGGTATTACCCTAAGGAGAGGGGGTCTTTTGTCGTTTTATGGATAGTTTTTACAGTCGTACCCAGGACCTCAGACTTTTAGCCCCTAGCCTGATAAGGGGTTGCTACCTCGAGAATAGCAAATCTATCTATCCCAGTATTCATCCTCTTCGTCTTCGACGAACTTGATAAAGTTGTTACCATTGATGCGTGCTTTTACTTCGTAGTACAGCGCTTCTAGTAGATAGAATACGGTTATACCAGCAATTGCTGCTACGAACGTCTCCGTAAAGTTTGACATAGTACTCCTTCGTATGTGTATAATGCATTATATTATATTAGGCCGAAGGCCTTTATATAATTACTTACATAACCAAGTATACAGGCAATTTGCCAAATGTCAAATCTTTATAAACAATTGACAAATCACCAACCATAGGCTTATACTACCGATATGTCAATTAAACTAGAAGAATATACACTACCAGAGCATATATCCTACTCTGCGTTTACAACCTACCTTACGTGTGGGTACCAGTACTATCTCGGCAGACTGCTCAACAAACAGGAAGCCCCATCCGTCTGGTCAGTCGGAGGCTCAGCCTTTCACCTTGCCTGCGAAACCTACGACAAGGACAACCTATGATAAGTGATATTCAGAACTTATGGGTTGAGTCCTGGAATGTCTCAAAGGGTGATACCGACCTAACTAATGCTCGCATCGGTGGTCGCGCTACCAAGGCTAACCCCAACAAAGAAGATGTCAACTTCTGGAATAACCAAGGCCCTGTGTGGGTTGAAGGTTACATCAACTGGCGCAAGGCTAATCCTTCCTGGAAAATCTGGACAGCACCAGATGGCAACCCAGGGATTGAACTTGCCCTAACCCCAATCATCAAGGACGTAGCCGTCAAGATGATTATTGACCGTGTCTTTGAAGTCAACGGCGAGTTGGTTATCGTCGACCTTAAGACCTCACAGTCTACGCCCACTAGTAATCTACAACTTGCTTTCTACCGACTAGGTATCCAAGAAACCTTTGGTATCGACGTTAAATGGGGTACGTACTATATGTCCCGCGGGAATAGTATCTCTGAGACGGTAGACCTATCTGAGTACACCAGGGAGAAGATGGAGTACCTTATAGAAACATTTGACAAATTACGTAAGGCTGCGCTATTCTTGCCCAACACAAACAGTTGCCAGTATATGTGCGGTCTAACCGAGTACTGTCAATTCTCTATCAAGAAGGATAAATAATATGGCTGAAGACTGGAAGTTACAAGTCAACTATAAGTTACCTACTGGAGACCTAATCAACGTTCGTGCCAATAGCGCGGATGAGTTAAGTGTTCTCTTGGAAGGTATCGGAGATTACGCAACACAGATTCACGCAACACAGCGGATGCTAGCGTCAGCAGGTACCCTAGCCCCCCTGTCGATTACCGATTCCACTACAAGCACAACGCCTCCACCTTACTCACTACCGCCCCAGGCTCAGGCTCCATCCGCTACCGCTCCGAGTACGCAACAACAGGGTGGCCCAGTATGTCAGCACGGCCCACGGAAGTACAAGTCGGGAATCTCCAGCAAGACGGGAAATCCCTACGCAATGTGGGTGTGTCCGATGCCTCAGGGCGCGGACCAATGCAAGCCAGTCAACTAATACCAGAAGAATTTCCATTTTAAACTAATTAGGAAGGGTGCCGATGAGAACGCTAGTACGGTCAGTAGGACGCGCCTCTATCGGAGGGGAACCCCTTCCTAGTTCGTTTAGAGCATTTGAAGCGAACAAGATTATTATACGTCGTTCAGAAGTTTCAATGTTTGCAGGCGCACCAGGGGCAGGAAAATCAACGCTTGCCCTAGCGCTTGCTCTCAAGACCAACGTGCCAACACTATACGTATCTGCGGATACCAATGCGCACACAATGGCAATGAGATTAGCATCTATGATTTCGGGGAAAAGTCAATCGGATGTAGAACAGAAACTTAATACTGATGTTGGTTGGACTAAAGCAGTCCTCCAAAAAGGAAGTCATATAGTCTGGTCGTTTGAATCATCACCTACGTTAGAAGACATCGATGAGGAAGTCCAAGCCTTTGAGGAGTTGTGGGGCTGTAGCCCGCACCTCATTATCTTGGACAACCTTATGGATGTTGCAACAGATGGAGGCGAAGAATTCGCATCTATGAGAGCAATTATGAAGGAGTTAAAGTACCTTGCGAGAGCGACTAACGCTGCAGTTGTGGTTTTACATCATACTTCGGAAGCAGTTCCTGGAAATCCTTGTCAACCAAGAAGTGCAATCCAAGGTAAAGTATCACAACTCCCTGCCCTCATTTGTACGCTCGGCACAGTTGGCACATCGATGGGCGTGGCAGCAGTCAAAAATCGCTATGGAAGAGCCGACGCGAACGGCACGCTAATGACTTGGCTAGCATTTAATCCAGAGTATATGTACATCGATGACATACCAGAGAACGCGTGACAACTAGAAAGAGCCATAAGGCTCGGGGAGCAACATATGAAACAGACATCAAAGATTATTTTAGAGGACTTGGATACGACGCTGAACGCCTTGCTCGACGAGGTAGCAAAGATGAGGGCGACGTTGTCGTCCGTGCAGACTTCCTTAACGCATCAATCGGTATCCTTGAGTGCAAAGCCCCTGGCGCGGGCAACGCTATTGACCTCAGCGGTTGGACGAAAGAGGCTCAAGCAGAAGCAAAAAATTATGCGGAAGCAAGAGCGCTCGAACAAAAGTTGGTTCTCCCAGCACTCGTTATCAAGGCTAGAGGAAAATCGATAGCAGATTCGTATCTAGTATTAAGGTTGGGCGATGTATTTGGTGGATGATTTACCAGACATAGTATCGGTGCTCAAGCACTACGGTGCCAACATTAACAGAACAAGTGGGCAGGTCAACGTCAAGTGTCCTTTCCACAACGATAGTCACGCAAGTGCAAGTTTCAATACAAGGCAGAACATTTTCAATTGCTTCGCGTGTGGTATGCAAGGCAATAGCATTCAAATAATTGCAAAGAAAGAAGGGTGTGATATACGTGAAGCAAAGTCTATCGCAGAAGGAATTACTGGGGAGAGCAACTCACAAGTACGCGGGAAGCATCTCTCTGGCGGAAGATTACCTAGTAAGTCGGGGAATAACGCGGGAAGTAGCGCGTCAGGCGCGATTAGGCGTAGTAGAGGAGCCTGAACCTGGACACGAACAATACATTGGACGGCTCAGCATTCCGTACATCACGAAGACTGGTGTTGTTGATTTGCGTTTCCGCTCTCTTAACCCTGCTGTGGAACCCAAGTATATGGGTATGGTTGGTGTTGATACCAGGATGTACAACGTACTTGACATTGAGTATGCTGGCGACTGGATTGGCATCTGCGAAGGGGAACTTGACGCTCTCACTATGTCGAAGTTGGTGGGAATACCCTGTGTTGGTGTTCCTGGAGCGAATTCTTGGAAGAAGCACTACACCAGACTTCTCGCGGACTTTGAGCGTGTATTCGTCTTTGCAGACGGAGATGCCCCAGGAAGAGAGTTCGCCGCCAGTCTCTCCCGAGAACTCCCCGTGACCACAGTATCATTTGGAGATGGAGAAGATGTCAACTCTATCTACGTTAAACACGGAGCACAATTTATACGAGAGAAGATGGGGCTGAACGTTGATTGAAATTCCACAATGTAATGTATGCGGTACGCAATTTGATAATATCTTTGAAGCGGTAAGTCACCTAACTGAAGACGACGATGAAATCTTTGAGCCTATCTTCCAACTGCCTAGCGGTTACGCGTTAATGCTCGGCTCCTTGCTGGAAGAACTATATCATAACGCAGACAAACCAGATATTATACGAAGCGTTACAGAGATTACATATGCTACGCTGTATGCAGCACAGTCAGATGTAATCAAGATGAAAGACTTAGTTCAGGAAGCAATCATCAACCAGCATATGTCAACAATAGATGAAGAGATAGAAGAACTACTAGAGGAGAATGAATGAGTACAATGATTGACGGAACACCTAAACCGCACTTGGTACGCGAGGTACGTCTCGAGTCCCATATGTCTAACACG